CCTTCGAACGCTTCCTGGAGCGTGGGCGCAACGCCCGCGACGAACCATTCATAACGATTGAGGGCGCGCTGCTGAATTTGGAACATTTCCATGATTAACTTGCCTTTCGAATGTCAGTGTTAAGGGTCGGCTTCATTTTCATGATCAGCGCACGCTCGAACGTGTGAGCCGCAGCCTTGCCGCGAACCGTCTTGACGACGGAAATCTTGAAAGCTTCAGCACCATATTTTCGAATTGCTTTGCACAGCGCCCACTTCTTTCCAGTCTCGACCTTCGCGCGTGAAACGTGTTTCTGAAAGCGACGAACGACCGACTTCTTTTCGGTCCGCTCAAACACTGTCAGCCCGATATAGAACTCGCTCGCGACCTCCAGCTTGTAGATAACCTGGCGGCGGTCGGAACGCTTCTTGCGCGGGGACTTCTTTTTCATCTCAACCATACACATATTATCTCATATGCGGCGACCAGACGCAAGCGATAAGATGGAAATAGTGGGCAAGATTATTGCGAAGATTTCATGGTTTCGGTAATATCCCGTTCCACAGAAATCATGTTGTATTTTTGCAACAGTGTTTTGTTTAGAGTTTCCTCGACATGAGAATGGCTATCAACTGGCCAGCTTTCGCAGGGGTTAACCCCACTTGCAAGTCAGTCTTAACAAAGCGGTCGTGTTGATTTTTATTCATCCAGTCGTTATCGTCTACGATGGCCCAGCGGCCGTCCGCGTTCACGTCTGGGTGATCTAGCAGCCAGTCGCGAATCTCATCCCCACGGGTCTTAGCCTTGACGATAAACGATCCGGATACGTCATTGTCGGAATGGGGATTCTGATAATCATCATCCGTCTTGCCAATTACTCGGCACATATCCGACATACCAGCATTTTGTAGCATAGCCGTGATTGTTCGCAGATCATGCCAAACTCGCCAATGAGACGAGATCACGATATTGATTCCGCCAGCAAAGGCGGCACCAATCCGATTAAGATTCTTTACCAGGTCTGGTTCAATCTTTCCATGAACCGTCTGAAATCCTGACGTGTGTGGAGTATTCAGAACTCCGTCGATATCCAGAAAGATGGTAGGTCGTAGGATCATATTATTTCCATAAAAAAGAGTGGTATCCCCGACAGGACTCGAACCTGCATATGTTCCGATTATGCACCAGTCGCTTAGAAGGCGCGGCCATTACGGGGACTTGATTGTTATGTAGTATTATCACGAAAAGCGCGGAAAGTCAAGCACAATCATAGCTGGTATGCGTCGAGGCAAAATCATGTGACATTGTGTTAAAAATGCGTTTTCATGCTGCAACTGCGAGATAGATACTTGACAAAACACTGAACGTATGTTATATTATTCACATACTGAAGACACACACACACAAGGAGACTATCAAAATGAATACCGCATATTCGCTCGCTGGAAAGTTTGTTATTACTTCCGCACTCTTGCTTACCGTTTTCGTGGCATATGTTATCACGTCTGCCGCAGCCGACAACAAGTTCATTCCATATGGAAATGGAGACTTCCGTCTCGTTCAGGCAGAACAGCACGGCTAGACTAGACTAGTCTAGACACAGCACAAGGGGAGCAGAAATGCTCCCCCTTTTTTTATTTCTTGCCCTTCTTATGCTTTTTCTTGTGGTGATGATGGTGCGGCTTGGGAACAGGCTCGCCAAACGATACTGTCAGTGTTCCAGAAAGAGGAACACCGACCGTAGGTTTGCATGGCTCGCATGGTGCGGGCGGATTATATCGCGCTTGCAGATACGTGCGCCAGTATTCCCAGAGTCCATCAGGACGAATGAATCCCCAATCACGAACCTTGGGTCCCTTGATGAACAGGGTCCAGGCGCCGTGAACATCGCAGCATCCAGGCAGCATGAGTTTGTGGAGTGACGTTGGACGCGAAATACGGAAATGTCCCGGTCCGCGCCAGAATGTTCCGTCTGGAGTTTCTTCCCAATAACCACCCTTCAGAATCAGCGTGAAATACCACCACGGATGGTCGTGCATTCCATCCTGATCCGACAGAACGATATGATGTAACATGATGTTGAACGGAAGCTTCGGCCCCTCGTCAAACTCGTTGATCTTGTCCTTGAACAAGAGATAATATCGATGCATGTATGGAACTGTCCCAGTTCGATCCATGATGATACGATGGCGACCGGAACGTTCCAGCCAGTTAAAAAACCAAGTTTTGATAGACATATTAGATTTTCCTTCGTGGTAGATGTTGCAGCACATCACATTGCGCTGGCGTGAATTGAGTTAGACAGTCGGCTCGCCACTCATCGGTTGCAATTGAAAAGACGATCCATGAACCGATCAAACTAGCCACCGCTATAACGCCACATACGATCATAAAAACTTGTCTAGCATCCATGTTTGTTCTACTCCGTCTGATAAACTTGTGCAAGGGAATACGACCGCTTCTCATTCGAGAAAAGTCCTCGACCCAACTTTGTGCGGGCAGAGTTTGCTTCATGCATTTCTAGTTCTCGGAACTCGACGATATCAAAACAACGACCCGGACGCTTCAGGGCCGGATCAATATCCTTTGTGTTTCCGAGATTGGCGGTGAAGATGATCTTCTTGTTGGACGTATCGATCAATCCCTCAGACACATTGAGAAGCTTTGACATGGTGTCGTTTTCACCTTCGACCCGCTTCAGCAAAAGAAGATCGGCATCTTCCAAAACAATCAGTCCATATTCTTCGGTAATGAATTTCGTATAAAGATAATCGTCCTTCATTACCTTGGAGTCAAAGGCCGTCATGGACTTCAGCTTGCCGACACGAATGATGTGAGCAATAAGGGAACTTTTTCCTGTGCCCATTGGACCGTTGAGAATAAGAACGTTACTCTTGGATGCCAAATACTTCTCGACCCACTTCTCCACGTTCGGAATGAACGGATAGACTTCGGGCATGATCGGATCATATTTCTTGATTGGGAACGTGGCTTCGGTGAACGATCCTCCGTTATTTGAAATCCATTCAATCTCGTCCCAGGGAGCGGAGATGAAATCACTCAGTTTGGATGCCAGAGCCTTGACAACCTTTCCATCGACACGAAAACGACTGAACATCGTCGTTTCGATATAACCACTTCCGTCGCCGCGCTGAACACAGTCCATGAATAGGACACGGTCCTTAAACGTATAGATCGCCCCAGATGATTCTCCGAGTTCCCGATAGCTTATCGGAGTATTTTCAATACCCGGAAAGAAATCTTTCAGCACCTCGTCAAAGTGATCGCAAATCGTTACAGTATCGATCTTGTGAGTTTTACCCACTCGGAACTGGTAGAGTGGATTGAACTCCGAGATGATCTGGGATAGTTCCAAATCTTCACGGGAGATATCAACTCCGTAGACGGAACTAAACTTTGAATTTTGAGAACTTGTCATTCTTACTTCCTTGTCTCGGTTTATTGCTGGGACTGAATACCGGTGATTTGTGGGCATTGGAAACTTGTGTTTGCGGCGCATTATTCGTCGAGCCCTTGGAGAGAGTCTGGGCGCCTGTGGAAACATCATACAATCTCATCCTATCCTTATCGACGCCAATAACAAATCGGCGCTGTTTGTTTTTGTCGCCATAGCGACTCTTGACCTGCTTGACTTGATACTGATTGAGTTTTGCCAGTTCTTCGGATTGGGTCACCATCAAATAGAAGTCGGCAACACCAGCCACGTCAAACGAGTCGGCAACGTCATCCATATCTGGATCGGAAGATGCAAATCCAGTTCTGTTCAATTGTTGCGCGGACCATACGATCAGTTCATATTGCTTTGCCATGGCCCTGAGTTCGGCCGCAATCTGTCCCTGATAGGTATTCGTGTTGATCGATCCACCAAGCTTCAGAGAAGCGGCAGAACAGATGCCTAGATAGTCAATGAGAATAACGTCTGGCTTGAAGTTCTTTTTGATCCTCAGTTCGTTTAGGAACGCCTTGAACTGAATAACAGACGCCTGCTTGGTTGGATATTCTTTGATGATGATGTTACCAGATGCCTTCTTTTTGATCTTTGAAATCTTGGCATCCCATTCGACCTTTGTCAATCTGTCGATCTTATCGATTTCCACGTCCATGAGATTTGCGTCGAGACGCGCGGAGATTTCTTCTTCGGCCATTTCAAGTGAGATATACAGAACCTTATATCCTAGAAGGGCATAGGCCGTTGCGAAGTGGCAGAGATGAAGAGATTTGCCGACGTTGACACCTGCACCAATCATGTTCAGGGTTTTGCGGGAAGCGCCACCGCGCATGATGCGATTGAGTGAGTCCAAGTCCAAAGGTATTCTTGGAACGTCTGAGTGGATGTATTCATAACGATCATCCGCGTCTTCTGTGTAGTCATGACCTAGATCGGAATCAAATGCGACGGCTAGAGCATCAGAAAGAAGTTGTGGAATGCCCGTCTTTGGCGTCTTGCTCTTTCCATCCATGATCTGAATGGACTCGGAAATTGCAATGTAGATCGCACGTTCTTGGCACCACTTCTCAGCCTGATCAATAAGCCAAGGTGTCTTGTTTGGGTCCGGCTTATCGGAGAATGATTTCAGATGCTCAATTGCTGTATCCAACACGCCCTGCGAAATGTTGGAGTCATTTTTGATTTCAATTTCCAATGAACTGGCTGGAGGAAGAAGATTGTATTTTGTAATGAACGACTGAACCTTGACGAACAGTAGCCGATTACTTTCGTCCTCGAAATATGCCTTCTTCAGAAATGGGAGAACCTTTCGCGAAAATTCATCATTCGCTATCAAGTTCTCCAAGATCATTTCTTCCAGAGTCATCTAAACTTCCTTTTGGGTCCTGCATTTGCAGTAGTGCATACACGATATTAAAAACGATGTTGTTGAACTCTGGATTTTCGTCCACATCAGCTTTCGACTTTCCCTTTCGGTCGATCACGGTGAAGTCCATTTTCATATGTAGTCGGTCAGATTCTCCCTTTGAGGGATCGTCTTCAACACCAATCGAATTATATCGATACTTCACGCCGACATAATCGCCTTTCAAAAGTTCAATCAGAACCCAGTTCTTTTCATAATCATCGACCAATCTGAAATCAATGTTCAGTAGAAGGTCCATTGGTATCGCTTCATAGGGAGCTTTCTTTTTGGAAAAGATTCCTCTCTTTTTTTTATTTGAAGTAGCCATTATACACTACTCCTCTGCGGTAGTCAAGGGTTCGGTATCGACCACTTCGTCGACCGAATTATCCTTGACGGAATATTTGAAAATCTTTCCACAGGCTTCGTCAACCTTGTCCAGCAGGTCTTCGGTGTAATACTTGCCGGGATTGGACTTGAGTTCAGACTCATGCACGACTTCACCATCTGGGAACTGGTATTCTTTCCGACCCAGTGCCTTCACCAGCTTGGCTTCGACTGCGATATCCAAAAGCCCTGCGTATGGATCAAGACCATTTGCATACGACAGATAGGTTTCGGCAACCTTGTTCTCAATCGTATTGCGCGACTTCTTGAGTGTGCAGATGATATCGTTACCTACGACCACTGCATCCATGCCTGAGCCTTCCTTGTCCTTCTTCTTGGACAGGAAGATGATGGTCGAAGCTGCATATTCAAGTCCGGTACCACCACCCATCTTCTTGGTTGGGAACATACCAATCGTTTGATATGTGTGATTACACACGATCATTGGAACGTGTGCCTTGCCTAGAAGTGGAGTCAGAATACGGAAGGTTCCCTTGGTCACGCGAGCCTTCGTCATGTCAACCACATGCTTGTCTTCGGCCGCGTCTTCGGTTTCCTTGAGAGTCGAAAGCATTCCGAGCGAGTCGAGTGCCATGAACATTGGTGGCCTTGTGGCCTTGTCAAGTGTCAGATAATGATTCAACATCTTGACCGCGCGCGTCTTGAAATCTTCAATCGTATCAACTTCGACCACGATCACGCGAGACGGATCAATGCCCCGCGATTCCAGAAGTGCTTTGGAAATGTTATGCTCGGAGTCATAAATGACAACGATGCCGCGAGGATTTTCTTCAGTGAACGAACGCACGCCTTCAAGCATGAAGAACGTCTTGCCGGTCGATGCATCGCCGGCGAGACCAGTGATCTTGGGAACAGGATAGCCACCACGGATTGAGCCTGAAATCAGGGCATTCAGGGATGCGGACCCCGTGTCAATATATCCGGAAATCTCAGCACCACCGTCATCGGCAATCGTCGCCCATTCACTTCCAGATGCCCTGATCATATCCTTGAGCATCTTCTTGTGGTCAACTGAACCGGGAGTAGTTGTCTTCTTATTAGCCTTCGCCATCTATTTTCTCCAATCGTGTGATATCTTCTTCATTACATTCTTTTCCCATCTGCAACTCTAGGATGATCAGGGTATAGTCTTCATTGTTTGTAATCTTATGCACGAACTTTTTTGGAACAACTTCCGTGTCGCCTTCAAACATATTGAACGTCACGTATTCCTGCCCTGGCTTGTTTTCGTCTTCTCCCATGGCGCAGGTTGCGCGACCCTGAAGAATCGTCCAATACTCGTCACGATGTTCGTGATATTGACGCGAGATTGATTTGCCGGGTTTGATGTGAAGCAACTTGACCTTAAACTCGTTGCCGTTGAGAAGTGTTCCCTTTTCGAGAACCTTCCATAACCCCCATCTTCGAAGCATTATGTGATCGTCATTTTCATTCATTTGAAAAATCCTGCGAGTGAGGAGGTGGGTTCGGTTTTCCATCCGACAGTTTTCAGAATGCTATCCAGTGGGTCCAAGAATGCTTTTACGAATTGCGTATTGTAGTCGATGTATGGCACAATGTCAAGCAATTCCTTCGGTAGAACATTTGGAAATGAAATCACCTGAATGCCTTCGGGATTTGGTTCCTTGACATATGAGAACTTGATCTTCTCCCCTTCGCGTATAACCGGATATAACTTATCCAGCTTGTGCCTGTGGATAAGTTCGTTGTAGATCAGGGCACCTTTAACGTGGATTGGTGCCTTTGACTTCCATTCTGCTCCGGTGCGAGCAACCCCAGAAAGACCAATAACTCCTGCCCGCTCACTGTGATAGGCCTCAAGGCCAGAAATACCTCTAGGGAATGCAATATCTTCGGGCGATAGTCGATAGAACTCTTCCTTGAACTTCAGAATGAACTTATGAATTTCTGGCTCGGTTCCATTGATGATAATACTGATCGCCTCTTTAATCTTCGTTCTACAGACTTCTGGAGTTGAAGATTTGACGGCTTCGATACCAGACATTTTGATTTCTGGCTTTTCATATACGACGCCCTCTTGATCTTTCACGGAAAGAATATAACGTTTCTTTGCGGTCCAGATTGCCTGGTTACAAATCGACTCTCGTTTCATGTCCAGATCAACAGTTGTTGCCCCGACATAGTTTGCTAGTTTGACATTTAGCTTTTGAATGTATGGCTGAATAGCCGACTCACACGCCCTGTTCAGATATTCAGCAATCTCATTATCAGAGACTTTTCGATCCGAAAACAACTGCGTCACAAGATTTTCAAGATTGAGATACACCGAGTCCGTATCGACCGCGATTACATAATCAACACCCTTCGTTCCACATACCTTATTGAAGTATACGTTCAGATGCTTCTCCATATACTTAATGGCGAACTGGCCCGAGGCCGTGACTGCCACAGCTTGACGAATATCGTAATATCTGAAGTATGGAGTTCCTGTTGCGCCGTAGCAGGAATTCAAACAGACCTTTTTACAAAGCTGAAGTAGGTCATACATGGATACTCGACGTTCGGCGTCGGAAGCGTCCTTGCCTTCCTTCTTGAGCGTTTCGACTTCCTTCTTCGCAGCTATGTAAAGCTTTTTGTATTTTTGTCGGTCGGCGAACATCTTTCGAAGAATGGTAGGAAGAAAACCTTCCTTGTCTGTCCGAAATATATGTCCGTTTGCGGCGAGAACCATGGCATGATTACGAAAGGCTGGGAGGTTTGGCTCTCCGAGTAGAAACTCTGGCCCAACATTCTGCTTAGAGAGGAAGTCGCGGATGTCATCTGGATAATCCTTTGGTTCCACAATTGCGTCTGGAGAGATATTGAATTGCATCATGAGCGACGGATATAGGGACGTATAGTCGAATGACACGACCCACTTGTATCGTCCAGGAATGGGCTCCTTTACATACGCACCTTCGTATGCGTCATCCTTTGTTTCCTGTTCGGACATAGGAGGAACCACATGCTCGTTTCGCAAGTGATTATAGATCAGGGAATCCCACATGCGCGTCTGATAGAACACGTCTTCGTAGTTTACCTTGGAGTCATAGGCAAGAATCAGTGCCAGCTTGATCAGCCCGCGTTTCTTCTCAATCTGCTCCACAAGCAATGTGTCGCGGATATTATAATCGATGAACATTTCATAGTTCTGAACATAGAGATTGTGCAAGCTGCCATATTCAGAATATGAAAGCTTCTTCTCCTTGAGTTCATAGTGTGCGATATAGTTCAAGGAATAGGACTCGCGCTGGCCAGGAGGACCATACTTACGATACAATTCCATGTAGTCGAGAGTTGCGACTCCTGAAATCTCATACCAGAGTTCGAGGCGTCCCAACATCATCTTGCGAACTTCTTTGATTTTCTTCCAAGGAGAATAGTCCTTGGCCCTCGCATTACCCAGAACACGCGTAGTTCGATTGATCAGATAGACCATATCGAATCGCTTTACGTTCCAACCCGAAACGATATCGGGGCAATTCAATTGCCAATGGGTGAGGAAGGTTTGCAGGAGTTCGTATTCGTCTTTGCAGTGAAAATACTTTCCACCAACTATCGGCTTGTTATATTCGCCGCAACCATAGACACGAATGCCTTTGTTGTCCTTGATCGTGATCGCAGTAACTTCTCTCTCAGCACGTTCCGGTTCTGGAAATCCATCGTCCGACTTCACCTCGATGTCGAGATACGCAATGTTGATATGATCGATATCCCAATCGGACGCAATGTCTCCGGGGAAGTGATCGGAGATATATTCGTATTGATATCGATTGAGTCCATAGATTGGGAACCCGTCTACGTTTGCGTGGCGCTTCAGGAACTCGCGGGTCTCCGTCATGTTGCCCACAACAATAGGCGCGACTTCTTCTCCCAAGATTGTTTTCCAAACTTGAGTTCCCTCGGTCTTCTGATTTTGGCCGGGCTTAACAAAAAGCGTAGGCGTGTAATCTACACGTTCCCTACGCCTTTGTTTTCCATCGAACCACGTAACCAACAGTTTCCCATAGTCTTGGGAAACGTTGATGTAGAATGGTCTTGTCATTTTAAGCCTTGAATGAATTTGGAATTACCAATCCGCTCTTGGTTGGGGCCGCACCCGGAAGCTGCGGAACGACGAGTCCAGTTGCCGTGAAGCGTTCCTTATACGAGGCCGCAAGGCTTGCTTCAGGATCAGTCACGAACAGAACGTGACTCTTGTCGAACGTCACCCCACTCTTTTCGGCACTGGTGTATGGCATCCATCCGACAAGGGCGATACCCATACGATCAGTTGCAGTCTGGGCACGCTGAATGATTACGATTGCCGGCTTCTCAATCTTGACTTCGGAATTACCAACAAAGGTAACTTCGCCAATCAATTCTTCGCCTGAAATAAGTCTAATAAGTTTGACGGTCATTATATTCTCCTAGTTGTTAAAAATACCTTCGGCTTCCCACTCATAGACCTTCGTCGTGATCCACTTTGTGGGGGTAAAACTGGCCTTGTTACCATAGCCGTCGTTGTAGTAATAAGTGGAATCGTAGTCCGGAATCAGACTCAGGACACAAAGCTTATTATCATACTCGCGGCGCTTCACTTCAGTAGCCAAGATTTTCATAATGTGTATTCTCCTATATGATCGTGTAGTGTAACAGATTAGTTCTGATTTGTCAACAAAAACTTTAGACATTCCGCAACGGATTCGTCAGTTGTCTTGGTAGCTTTCCAGTTCAGGACATTGAGCGCCTTATCACAATTTGGAACACGAACGCGAACGTCATCCGAAAATTCCTTGACTGTCGCAAATTCCAATGGCTTATCGTCCGCCATTCCATAGAAGTGTGCCAAAGCTTTTATCGTATTCGCGAGTGCCTTCATAGAATAAGGCTCAGAGTTTCCGAGATTGAATGTGTCATTGAGGACTGCCAAACTATCTAAGTTGTTTACAATTGCGCGCGCCACATCTTCGATCCATGTGAAGCAACGAATCTGTTCCCCGTCACCAATGATAGGCAAAGGATTCTTCTTCTGGATAACAATGTTCTCAATGAAGTCTGCGAATACGTGCGAGACTCCAATCTCGGATTTGTCGGCTGGCTCATGCGGCGTAATGATGTTGAACGGGCGCCAGATCGTGTAGGGAATTCCATATTGCTTGTGATAGTGCTTAAGCATACGTTCCCCGACATACTTGGAGAGTCCGTAGGCAGTCTTGGGGGCGGGGAAGTCTTCGACCTGTTCCTCGAATACTCCTCCACCGACATTCGGACAGGTTTCATACACCATGGATGATGAAATGTAGACCACATGCGGATGGGGCTTGCCCGTCGAGAATGCAAGCGTGGACAACAGATTGTGCTGAATGTTCACGTCATAGGAAAGAATGTCTGCCTCGAATGCA